ATATGAAAAGGTCGGCATCGTGCGCAATTATACCGCAAAGCAGGCAGGCGATACGCTGGATGAAGTGATCCACGTATACCGGGAACGTTCGATTTCCGCCGGTAGGGATATTGCAAGCATAGACGGCAGGCAGTATACGATATTGCAGGTGCAGCATGGCACAGATGATGAAGGGATACCGATCACAGTGTTGTCCTTGGAGCGAAGAGGTGAGCCATATGGAACTACTGAAACGAGTACGTGATGCCCTGCTCACGATAACGGAAGACCCTTATCATTTCGAAGCGGAAAATAAAGGGAATCGTTACATCGTGTGGCAGGAAGACGGTGAAGAAGAGTCGCTGTATGCGGACGACAAGCATGAGATAACGGTCATCAGTGGGACAGTCGACCTGTTCACAAAGCAGGAATATGATCCGTGGATGAAAGAGATCCCGAAAGCGTTAGAGGGCGCAGATATCGCCTGTTATATGGAATCCATACAATACGAAGAGGAAACAGGATACACGCATTATGAATGGCGCTTCGAGGTATCGTGATGGCGAGGATACAGAACAAAGGTCTGAATGACTATATCAAAGCTATTCAAAGAGTGAAGAAAGGGTCGGATGTCATCATCCGAAAAGGGATATATGATGGTGCCGGTATTCTGGCAGACGGTATGAAGCAAGAAACGAAACGATTACCGACCGACAATGCATATGGAACAAGTGACGATCCGTTGAAAGGGATATCGAACCGCCAAAAAGCGGACATAATCGAAGGTATGGGAATAGCGCCGATCCGAGATGATGGTGATTATGTACACGCTAAGATCGGATGGGATGGATACGGACGTACGAAGACGAAGAAATATCCGGAGGGTGTCCCAAATCAACTTATCGTTCGATCTATCAATAGTGGATCTTCTTTCCGAAAGAAAAATCCATTTGTAAACAGAGCGGTAACGAAGAATAAAAAAACAGCAGTAAAAGCGATGGCGGATACCATCGAAAACGAAATAAAAAAGGAGATGAAATGATATGGCAATCAAAGGATTGAGCATGCTGATCGTCGGCATGTATGACTATTCGGGGACGGGAAACAAACCGACATACAGTGAACCGGCAACAGTCGCGAAGATGGTGGAATACTCACTTACGATCAATCAGAGCGAAGATAATCCGCTATATGCAGATGACATGGATGCAGAACACGATAAGGGTACATTTCAAAATGGCGAATTGTCACTGACAACAGATGATCTGACACAAGAGGCATCGAAAAAGGTGCTGGGTATCCGAACGGAAGAATTCACATATAACACAGATAAAAATGCGACAGAAGGCATTTATGACGATAAACGTGTAGCTCCGTATTTGGGTATCGGCGTGATCGAAGCACATCAAAACAATGATGTCACAAAATACAGAGCAGTGTTCCTGCCGAAGGTATTCTTCAACGTGCCGGAACAAGCGGCAACGACGAAAGGGGAATCTATTGAATGGCAGACACCGACGATCACCGGAACAGTCATGCGCAGTGATCTGGTAGATGATAAATATGAGCATCCTTGGATGATGGACGCATGGTTCCAGACAAGAGCGGAAGCTGCTCTGTACTTGGAATACAAATGCGGAAAAACAGATGCATAAAGGAGGTAGATGGACATGAGAATATCATTACTCAGTATCGAGGGGAAGACATATCCCCTCGTATTCTCCTTGAATGCAGCAGAACAGATCGAGGATGAATATATTCCGGTCACAAAAATGGTGGACTGTTTATTGGAACCTGAAAAATTTAAAAAGAATAGCATAAGCCTTGTAAAGGATATCGTGTATATCATGATATGCGAAGGTATCCGGTACTGTACCAGAAAGGAGATCAAGCAGCAGGATGGAAAGGAACTGATACTGGATATCCCGGATAAAGAATCCTTATATGAAGATATCGGATATGAAGATTCTGGAATATTGACGGAGGCGATGTACAGTACGCTCGTCAAATCGAAAAAAAAAGAATCAACAACAAAGTAAAAAAAGGTGAAAAAGGAACTGACGATCACTATCTTTGTTTATCTGTATGGGCTCGCATGATCGGCATGCAAGAGTGTGAATTTGCACACATGCCGATCGGTGAGCTGAGTGATATCGTAGAAATGTATCAGCGTATCAAGGGATATGCGGAAGCTGATAGTGAAATAAACGGGGATTTCATCCCGTCATTGAAATAGTGAGGTGAAGAGATATGGGATATGATATCGGGCCACGTATAGGAATCACAGGAGAAAGAGAATTCAACAATCAGATCCAAAAAATCAACGGAAGATTGAAACTGCTGGGATCGGAGATGAATCTCCTCACGAAAAAATATGATGGGAATTCGGATTCTCTTGATTTCTTGCAGGACAAGAACGAGATATTGAAAAAACAATTGCAGGAGCAAGATACGAAAGTATCCGTTCTGTCAAAAGCATATAAGGAACAGAGCGAGAAACTGGGAAATCTAAAAAAAGAGTTGGAGAATGCCACGAAGGCGTATGGTGAAAATTCTGCAGAAGCATTAAAAGCAGAGAATGCGCTTCGCAAGCAAGAAGATGTGATGGCAAAGTTAGGGACCTCCATCAACGAAACGAAGGGATATTGTGAGGCTTTAAAGAATCAAATTGCCGATAATTCGAAAAAGATGGATGAATTATCAGCAGCTGAAAAAAATGCATCGAGTAAGCTAGGTGAATTGACGCAAGATATCGCTCGGCAGCAGCAGGAGCTGTCTGAGCTGCAGAGAGCCTATCAGGAAGCGGCCCTCGCAAAAGGGAAAGACGATCAAGAGACGCAGCAGCTGGCCGCACAGATCACAGCACTATCCAAAGATCTGCAAACGAACAAGCAGCGCTTGTCTGCGGTCCAGACAGAATCGAAGCAACTTGCCGGAGCCTTGGATGAAGTAGAAGACAGTGCGAAGGATGCAGGTGATGGTTTTACCATCATGAAAGGCGCGATGGCGGATATCACAGCTGATGGCATCCAGTCGCTTGCCGGAAGCCTGAAAGAACTCATTACACAAAGTGACGGGGCGAGTGCAAGTTTTCAGGCGGCAACAGGAGCATCTGCGGATGAAATGAAACGGTATAACGAAGAGATGAAAGAACTCTATAATAATGATTATGGAGACTCTTTACAGGATATCGCGGATTCTATGGCACGCGTAAAACAGCAGATGTCCGATCTGGATGATGAAGATCTGAAGAACGTAACAGCAGGTGTGAAGACTTTGGAAGATACGTTCGACATGGACTTCAACGAAACGCTGCGAGGAACTAAACAGCTGATGTATCAATTCGGTCTCTCTGCAGAAGATTCTATGGATCTGATCGCCATGGGAGCACAAAATGGGCTGAACTATACGGATGAACTCGGAGATAACATTTCGGAATATGCCGGTAAGTTTGCTCAGGCTGGTTATGGCGCGGATGATTATTTTCAGTTGCTGAAGAATGGTTCACAAAACGGTGCTTACAATCTGGATAAGATCAATGATGCGATAAACGAGGTAACGACACGACTTGCGGATGGGACGATAGAGGATTCTTTGGATATGTTTTCTTCGGAAACGGGAAAAGTTTTCAAGGCATGGAAAGACGGACGTGCTACACAGAAAGATGTTATCGATGCTATCGTAAAAGATATAGCAAAAACAACGAATCAACAGAAAAAGCTCACAAAAGCAGCAACTGCATTCGGTACGATGGGAGAGGACGCGAATGCGAAATTTGTGGAATCATTGACCAGTGTCGGAGATGAATTTTCGGACGTCAGTGGAAAGATGAAGGAGATACAGGATATCAAATACGGGACTGTAGAAAGTCAGTTGCGAGGTTTGGGAAGGACATTGCAGACCGATCTCCTAGAGCCTATGATCCAGGATGCGATGCCGGTATTAAAAGGCGGTGTAGAATGGATGATCGACAATCTGCCATTAGTCGAGGGTGCCCTCGTTACATTGGGTACAGCTGCCACGACCGCATTTGCAGTAAACAAGATTTCGAAATTCAAAGATTCCATTACGAATATAGCAGGTGGTCTGACGAAGCTTGCAACAGCAGATATTCCGGGAGTTTCAAGTGCACTGGGAGGTCTGGGATCACTCATTGCAGCTCACCCTTTATTGACGCTGGCAGGTGTGGCAGCGGCTGCAGGAACCGCGATGTTCGTCTTTTCGCAAAAAACAGATGCCGCCACAGAAGCGATAAAGAAAAGCAGCGAGGAAACACAGAAGCAGATAGATGCCTGGAAAGAGATGCAGACTGCGCAGGAGGAGGCAGTTGAGGGGATATATGGAAATTTTGAATATTACGCCCAGTTGAAGACAGAACTGGAGAGCATCACATCCGCAAACGGCGAAGTAAAAAAAGGTTACGAAGACCGTGCACGAGTGATCCTTGGGGAATTGAACGATGCATTGGGAACAGAACTGCAGATGAACGGAAACATCATTGACAGCTATAAGGAACAGATGAAAAACATCGATGATCTGATCACGAAGAAACAGGCGCAAGCACTTGTCGATAGTGGTATGGACGAATATACGGAGGCTGTCAAAAAGAATGCACAGGCCACCAGAGATATGATGAAAGCCGAGGATGAGTATCTGGCGAAAAGAGCTGAAGTAGAAGCAGAAATCAAGAAGATGGAGGACAATGGCCTTAGAGATGGAAATATAAATTATGACGCAACAAAAAGTAGATTGAATAATGAATTGGAAGAGTATAAAAAGAATTACGAAAAGAAAAAAGAGCTTGTGGATGGATATACGCAAACGATAGCTGAGCAGAAGTATCTGATGGAAGAAATGGAAAAAGGGACTGCTGAAAGTCAAAAAAACATCGTAGACTATGTGGCGAATACATATAAGGAAAACGGAAAGAGTTTACAGCTTTCTACGCAGGAACAGATCGATATGCTGAAACGTTATGTTGCCGAACATAAGAACAGTGAAGATGCAGCTGTGAAAAAACAAGTGGAAGCCAGTGAGATGCAGTTAAAAACTCTGGAAAAACAGTTAAAAGACGAACTGGGCGTCGTAACAGATGCCATCCCGGAACATGCAACCTTGTGGGAAACGATGTGTACTGCCGGATTGAATGCTTATAAGAAAAATGAGAATCAATTCTTCAGTGCTGCATTCGAACAAACAGAAAAAGCGAAAAAGGGCATCGATGACGGTACACCGCAGACGGAAGCCGCATGGCAGGCTCTTGCGGATGAAGGATATGCAGTACTGGATGGAAATACATGGAAATACACGGATGCCGGAGAAAATTATGCGCTTGGATTGAAGAACGGAGTAAACAACAGAGCGGGAGAAGTGTTTGGTGCAGTATCGAATATGGGGCTTATGATGATATCGGCTTTGCACGACTCTCTAAAAGAAAATTCTCCATCGAAAGCGGCGTTTGAAGCAGGTGATTTCTTCACGATCGGAACGATAAACGGTGTAGAAAACGAAAAAAAGAAATTGTTTTCCACGATCACTGATATGGGAAAAGGTATGGTGGAACGTTTGCAGGATAATTCTGCAATCATGCAGCGGGCACAAAGTGAGATGTTCGGTGTAGACGGCACTTTCTTGTCAAATACAAAGGCAATCTTAGAAAGTGAACAGGTGAATCAGATAAATGTATATCTGGATAGCAGAATGATCGAACAGACGGTAGTTAAACGTGTGAACAGAAACCAAACATTCAAAAGTATAGTGACAGGAGGATGATGTCATGTACCATATGTTTTTAAATGATGAATGCAGCGAAACCTTGCGTCTATACGTTGTGAAGCGTCCGGATGTCCCGTCACCGCAAAAACGATATAACGAAAAAGGACTTCCAGGAAGGGACGGTAAGCTGTATGAGGATACAGGATATTATGAAGACATCACGATATCTGTAGAATTGAACTATATGACATCCCCGGATAATTGGAACAATGTATGGCGGATGGCGAAACGCTGGTTGCTTACATCCGTTGGAAAAAGATTATCTTTCAGCGATGACAGATCTGTATACTACAGGATAAAAAAAGTCGAAGTATCTACCAATGCCAGAAATTCGTTGAGAATAGGAAGGTTTACCGTGAGTCTTACATTAGACCCGTACACCTACCTATTATCAGGCATACAACTATATGACCCACAACAGATAAAGGATAATCCATATGAAGAAACGACACCTGTTTATTTTATAAAGGGCGAGGGAGTGTGCACATTGACGGTCAACGGACATGCGATAAAGGCAAACGTAGGACAAAACCTTACCATCGATACATATCGTAGGATAGCGTATCGAAGTGACGGAACATTGCACAATACTGCCATCAGTGGAAATTATGAAGATATGCTGCTGATCGAAGGAGAAAATAAGATATCGATATCCGATCCGGCAAAATTCACACTGACCATACAACCAAACTGGAGGTGTATATGATGATCCAGGTATATAAACCGGGAAATCGCAATTTTGATTATAATGGAGATTATAATCTGAAACCCATAACGTGTGAGTTGAAGATGAAGCTGAAAGGAGAATGGGTGGTAACGCTCAGAAATCCATTGGATGAGAATATGGAGGGTATTGTAGAAAATGCCATCCTATGCATGGACACTCCCATCGGCAAGCGGCAGTTATTCATGATCAATGAAGTGGATAAGAATGATGACTTTATCGAAGCCTATGCAATACCTATATTTCTTACGAATGATATATATTTCTTCGACACTCGCGTCGTGAATAAAACTGCACAGGATGCATTGAATATCATGTTTAAAGATACGAAGTACAAAGGATATTCCGATATATCGAAAGCGAATAGTGCTTATTATCAGGAAATGTGTGCAAATGAAGCGATCAGCGGAGACAATGATAATGCATTTTTGAATAGATGGGGAGGCGAACCGATCTATAAGAATTATGAGATTTATCTGAATAAACGTGCCGGAGCTGACAATGGGATGCGTGCTGAATTCGGGTTCAACCTAACGGGCGTTGAAGAAAAAGTCGATATGTCGGAAGTGGTTACCAGAATACGCCCAAAGGCATACAACGGTCATATGCTGCCTAACGATGAAACGGTCGATTCGCCGAATATAGAAAAGTATGAGCCACGAAGATTCCCGCCGGTGGTATTTGAGTATACTGATATCAAATTGAAAGAGGATGCCCAGGAAGGGGACGAAGAAAACGGCATCACGATATGCGATACAAAAGCGATCCTCTATCAAAAGCTGCGAGAGCGAGCAAAACGTGAGTATACGATCAATAAAGTAGATATGCCGATCATCACATACAACGTTCAGATGGTAGATCTATCCAAAACGGACTTATATAAGGAATATAGTGAATTAGTGAGAGTGTCGCTTGGAGATACGGTACATGTATCCCATCGTAGGTTAAAGATCGAAACGACACCTCGTGTCATCGAATTAGTATACGATGGGATAACCAATAGCGTAATATCTCTTACGTTGGGTGATCATAAAGAAGATTATTTTGATAGATTATCGAAAACGCAGCATATCGTAGATACCATATACGATAAAGTGAGCAACACGATCATGGCGCAGCGTATTGCCGGTGTCGTAAATCTCATGATGACATCGCTAAAGGCTCAAAAGGACATCGCCAAAAGGCAGGATGTACGTGCGATCCTATTCGAAGATATCGATAAATCATCTCCTACATATGGAGCGCTCTGTATAGGTACACAAGGCATACAGATCGCTAAAAAACGCAATGAAACGGATACGGACTGGAAATGGGGAACGGCGATAGATTTTGAAGCAATCAATGCGGACTATGTGATCACCGGTATACTGACAGACAGGAATGGAAAATTCTATTTGAATCTGGATACCGGAGAATTACGAATGAAGGATGGAAGCTTTGCGGGAACGATATCAGGGGCTACCATAAATGGTAGCAAGATCATCGGAGGAACGATAGAGATAGGAAACAATTTTTCAGTTGCTAAAGACGGAATCATGAGATGCGCTGATGCAGTCATGAAAAATGTAACGATGGAATCGGGGATATTCAAGGGTAAACTTACAACAGAGTATGATGCTTATATCGGGCATAATCTACATTTGAATTATGAAGCAGGAAAAATAAGTCGAATAACGCTCGGAGAAAAAGGAGATACAGTAATCATATTGAGTGAAGAGCTGATAAGGATTAGTATTTTCAACAACAATACTGACTTGTTATCAAGACCATCGATTTCTATAGCCAAGGATGATATATTCTTAAACCTTAATGAAGACAATCACATCCGTATAAACTCTCTTTTAGGTGTGACGATGAAAACAAAAGGTAAACTGATTGATATGAATTATGACATCTGACGAAAGGAGGCAGAGTGATGATCAAAGTGACACGGAAAGGCTTGACATTGACATTAGATGCGGCAATCATCCCAGCGCAAGGCTCGGCAGATGTGCCGGTACAATATATCAACGATACGGACGCATACGAAGACTATATCATCGTACCGAAAATCGGATGGTATAAAAAAAATGGCGTGTACTCTGTGGCGATTGCGAGATATAGCAATAAAGTATTCAAGATACCTGCGGAAGCATTCGGACAGGATGGAATCATCTTTATCGCGATAGAAATGACAGATCCAAAGGATGCTGCTCATATCGAAGTTACGCAACAAATAGCAGCGCGCTGTACACCGGCACCGAATGGGACTGTCATACTTCCGAGTGAAGATAAATGGCAGAAGGTAGTTGCAGACTTCGTGAAGCAATATATGGATTCGGAATTTGAAACACCGGCGTCTGAACTGATCGAGAAGCAAAAGGAACAGATAGCATATATTCAGAATGCATTGGATACAGGAGAGTTCATTGGACCAAGAGGACCGCAAGGGATACAGGGGGAAACAGGCGAAAAAGGAGAAAAGGGGGAACGTGGTGATAGCGGTGTGATAACACCGGCGAATGGCGTGTTCACATTTGTTGGAGATGCAGCCGGAAATCTATATTGTTATTATGCGGATTCTGCAGCACCGCCGACATTTGAAGTAGATGAGAATGGTAATATCTATATGGATATACCAGGATAAGGAGGGACATGTATGGCTAAAGCTTTAGTTGGAAATTTCAAGGGGCCTAAAGGAGACACAGGAAAAACCGGTCCTGCAGGACCACAAGGACCACAGGGGCCGGCTGGTCCTACAACAGTAAAATTGGACGAAATGACGCAATCCCAATTACTTGCTATAAAGACAAGGACAGCGAATCCGTCATATGTAGCGGTGCAGCTTAAAACAACGGACGGAAAAGTCCTAGCATTTGAAGTACCTGCATCACAGGTGCGGATCAGCAATGATGTGACACTGGATCAAGTATTGAATGGAAATGCATTCTATTGTTCGCACACAGCGGAAGGTGTGGACTTCGGAAATTATACAGAATGGATTGCTGCAGGAAAGCCAGCAATGCCAACGAATTTTAACTAA